AATCAGACTATCGTTTCTGGCACCAAAATGAGTATCAGTTATTAATGCAATTTTCATGCGTGGGCTCTGTCTATGTAAAATGTCAGGGGGGAAAATGAAACGATATTATCATCTTCTTTGGCAGGTTTAGGTTTTTTCTTCTTTCGTTTCTTCTCTTCAAATGCGAATATAAACTCTTGAATAGAAGCACGTTTATCAACTGTCAAAGGAGTTGCACCAGAAGAAACGGCTTGTGTTTCACTTTGTCCCATTTCTCCCATATCCACATGATCTTCTAAAGAACTATATTCTTCCATCGTTTTGTACTTAATGTACAATTGTTTTTTTTCTTTTTCAATTCTTCTTAAAAAAGCAAAATATATTATTTGGGTAAAATATGCAAATGGGTTTGTTGATTTTTCTGGATTGAAATTGCTCGCATACATAACACTATTTTCTATCCCATCACTTACCATTTCTTCTCTAAATGCATAGTTTATAAAATTTGGTCTATGGGACAATCTCTCTGCTATTTTGAGAAAACATTCCCCTGCATAATCTGGAATTATGGGTAATTCAGTATCATTGTCTTTTGCTTGTAAATATTTTTCACGATAATCTGACATTACTTCCAGAAATCTTTCATTATCAACATAATGTTGTTTCTTTCGTGCCACATTCACCTACCTTTCTTTTTTGAGTTCATTATATAAGTATATCAAGTTTTATTATATTTGTCAAGTTAAAAAAATAAAATAAAACACTTGACTTTTCTCTCCAAAATTGTTATAATAAGTCTGTGATGGTTTGGATAGGAATAGTATAGATATGATAAGGAAAGTATTCACTTGTGTATATTTTCACTCGTTCTATAAAATGATTTAATGTATAATTCTTTTTACCATTATAACTTAAATCATCGGAAATATCATAAAGAGTTGCAGCCTCTTTAGTGTCCGACTTTCTCAATCCCCTACCTATCGATTGCAAGTATCTAATACGACTCTTAGAAGGAGAAGCGAAAACAATGTTATGAAGATTCCTAATGTTGATGCCGGTACTGTATACGCCATAGCTTGCACATATAATAGCATCTTTTTCCTTCTCGACAAGTTCTCTGACTTTTTCTCTTGTATCTGCATCTGTTCCTCCATAAACAAAAAAGATTTTTCTAGAAGAATCAATTATTTCTTCTAATATTGAATGTAGTATGTTGCCATGTTTTTCTATTAATTGAAACAAAACCAACGTATTTCCTGTAAGTCCTTTTACTAGATTACAGATATATTTGTTTCTTTCAGAATGGCCAACCAAAAAATTTATTTCTTCTTGATAATTTAATTTTGAAATTTTTGCGGCTACTTCTTTAGAATATTTGAGAACAAGACATCGTATGGCAATCGATGATAATGTTTTTTTCTTGATAAGTTCTTTAGTACTTGTTACCCTCTTTGTTGTACCAAATAACCCCTCTAATATTAATTTATGCACTTCAACATCATCAAGAGTTCCAGTTGTCCCTATCCGGTAAGGTGCATTCTCCAAATTCTTCATTATTTTAGTAAGTGATTTGGCCTTGTAAAGATGAGCTTCATCTCCAATTACCAATTCAAAATCTGTGTAGAAATCCTTTTTTAATTCATACAAGGATTGCCATGTTGAAATTATGATTGGTTTATCTGTTACCTTTTCCTGACCACCAAAAATTTTGTGGACGAAATTTTCGACTTCAAATGTCTTGTCCGCCTTCGCATAGGCTTCAAAATCAGAATACATCTGACTTACCAACGAAAGTGTTGGTACAATGATTAATGATTTTTGTGGAAAATAATATCGTACCAGATAGTAAATGATAAGAGATTTGCCTGATGCAGTAGGTGAGAGAAGTACACATCTTCGTTCATTAATTGAATGTCGTATTGCATTATTTTGATAATCTCTTAATTTATATTCACAGAGAAATGATGTAAGAAACTTAAAATATTCTTCGTTGGATATGTATTCAATTGAATCATTTGTTTGATCAATAAGTTTATATTCTCTATCATTCGCAAAACGTTGTATTCTATTTTTTAATCCATAATATATTTTACCGCTGTCCATGTTGTAAAGATAAACATAACCATCCCATTTTCTCCTTCGGAACATCGGCATGAATTGATAATCTTTTGGATGAAATCGGAAATAGTGGTTGAGTTCCATCTTCACTCCCGGCTCGCAAGAAAGTCGTAGATATACCTCGTTCTCTTTTTCCATTATGATTTGCATAATTACCCAAGTCCTGCAACAAATTTCCTCCAACTGATTGCATTATTAATATGAAAACTTCTATTCTCAATCATCGAAAGAACCGATTTCAGATAATCCACTTTTCCTTCTTGTTCGTTCAATATCTTCTCTGCTTTCTGCAATGATTCATCGGCTGCAACGTAATGTTTCTCTAATTCGGTTTTTGAAATTCGTATATTGTGATCAGGCGCCTTGCCATTCTTAGAAATGACTACTTCCCAACGTTGTTGAAAAAGAACTTTCCAATGAGTTTTGAGATCACTGAGTTTACGTTTTTCTTTGGAATATATGTTTAAGTATTTTTGATGTAGATTGGGTATTTTCAATGATTCATTGTCCAAATCTTTATCATCAATGTGAGAGTCCTCTCCCCACATTTCCATAATGTCTTCAATTGTCATAATTTTTTTAGTTGTTCAATAGATTCTTTATTTCATAATTTGTGTAACGAAATCCTGCGGTAGCAGTAAAATATTCTAAATCAGTATTTGCACTATCAAAATCAAGTGCAGAAAGAGTAATTGGAAATGCTTCGTAAAAATGAAATTCCATTTGAGGATTCATTGCACTTGTCAAAACAGTAAGAACAAGTGTTGAAACTGTTCCTCCCCTTTGAGTTAAGTCCGATTTTGCTTTGAGTAAACGATATTTTTCACTTCCTTCTGCCAACCCCAATGCAATTATACGATCATAAATTTCTGTCCAATTTTTCATATGTTCATCAACAATAAACCTGACAGAAAGTTCTTCAAACGAAACTTTATTTCCAGCAAAAGGTATTGTTACATATGGTGTAAATACATCTATACCTTCAATTGATACACCAGGCACATTTACTGCCTGACAAAACCAAGTCAAGTTTGGTGCATCTTGCATTGTCAGTCGAAAACTGATATTTGAAAGATAATTTAAATTGTCTGGTACTACATTTGATGCGGCCATGATTTCCTTATTAGTCCTTCTATACTATTTATTCAACAGATTTTCAAACTCGCCATAATCCATATCTTCTCCAACAAAAATAAATTTAGAATTTGGGTATTCTTCTTCGATGTGTTTGTGTTGACCAATCCAAGAATCTTGTTTTTCATCATGAAATTCTGTAATGGAAGACCCAAGAAATATACCATCTTTTGTTTGATCATGATAATAATCAAATCCCACACAATAAAAAAATGTTTCACTAGGATTTTGTTGAGCAGCCAAACGGAGTGCAACTGTATCAGAAACCCAATCTTCAAATGTAGTATCTGACCACCAAGCAATATTTTCAGTTGGATCAGATGGGTCAATCCAAATAAAATACATAACACCTTCATATGCAAATTGAATAAAATTGTCTGTTTTTGGTTGATTCTCTCCAATTTTATATCTTTTATCGGTTGTCTGTTTAAGCGTGTCATAGTGCATACTTGGAATTAAATCAAACCCTCTAAAATAACATTTATATTTTTTCGTTAGGTCATTGGTTATTAATTCCAATTGTGCATCAATATCTTGACAAACTAAATGGTTTGGTATGAATTTACGATAAATGAAATCACAACCATATGTAATATGTTTTTTGAAAAGATTAAAATCGGAAACAGATTTTGATTGACCATTCCCTATCACTATAATCATTGCGGCCTCACTGGAAAATTATCACTACAAACAAAAAAAGGGAGTAGATTTCTCCACTCCCTTTCTGAAATCCTACTATATGTAGGTCAAGTATTACATCAAGTTGGTAATTGCAGCTTTTCTGTAATATACATTCAGGTGAGGATTGGTTCCAAGAACACCTGTCATACGACCAGTTGAAGCACTTGCATTTTCTGCAAATGGATTTGCAACTAGACCATAACGTGTTTTGAAAGCAATCTGTGGTTGAAAACTAGAACTATCAACCGCACGAACCATTTGCAACGGAACGTATGGGCAATAGAAAATTCCAGCATCCATCGGTGAATCACCTTTATAACCTACACAATAAAATTCTTGTGCATGTGCATCAGCATATGGATCAACATATACTTTATAGCGTCCGTTAAGAACACCAGCGAAAGTTGAAGATGCGGTATCTGTATTCAGATCTGTGCTCATTGCAGGAGCATAATCCAAAATACCTGCCATCTGAAGGGCAGAGGCAACATCAGATGAAGTCATCAGAATGTTTCCTTTTCCTCTTCGTGTGTCTTTACCAATCTGATTTGCATCTTTTTCAATCTGCATCATCAGACCTTTGAACTTCTCAACCATCCAACGACCATTAGAATCGGTATCAAGGTCAAAAAGACCAGCAGTAGTTGTACCAATTTGGGCACCAACTGCGGCATTGACATAAATCTTACGAACAACCTCACGGTTGATTTCTGCAAGAATTTCCATAGACAGAATGTTAGCAAGTTCTGCTTCTGCATCCAGACCATGAACTGCACGTAATCCTGTGCGAGTTCCATTGAATAGGAACCTTTCAGGGCACGTGTACCAGCCGCGATTGAAATCTTTTCAATCGAGAAGGACATTTCACCAGCAATATCGCCCTCACCACCGTCTGTTTCCAGAGCACTTGATGCGCCATATTCTGATCCAGTTTGTCCAGTACCATCAGTACCAGTAATCAAAAGACCAGGCGTCTTAACAGTATCGCCTGCACCTGTTGTACCTGACTCAGTTGTAGTAGTGTCAGCATTGACTCCGGGCATTTCTGCACCTGTCATTGAATTGACTCGACTCTTGAGAGCGAAAATCAATCCAGTTGGGCCGGACATAGGTTGAACACCACAAACATCGTATGCTACGAGTTGAGGCATTGCACGCCGAACCATTGAGATCAAAACTGGATCTGCAAAATCGGCACTAACTTGGACTGAACCACCAGCTACACCACCTAAAGATGGGTTAGTGGATGTTAATCCCATTACAGTAGTGGGGGTTGCCTCCGTCAAGAGTCCACTACCTTGTTGATCTTGAGCATATTGAGATTCAACATTTTCAAGACACATAGCAGTGACTGCTCTACGATATGGATCACTGATCTTAGGAAGATCTGGATGATCCAAAACTGGAGCCCACTTCTTATTAATTGTTTCTGAGAGTTGCATTTTTTAAACTCCTTATATTGTTAAAAAAACTTAAAAATTATTATTAATTACGAGCAATAGCTTTACTATATGCTTCCATGATGTTATTCAACTTAGGGTCAGAAACTTCTTCTCCATCAGATGATCCATCACTTTCTTGTTCAACATTTTCATCCTGTTTTGTTTGATTAGGGAAATAACTTTCCTTAATCGTCTTAACTTTATTCTCAAAATCGTCTTTGTCATCTTCGTAAGAAACACCCTCTACGAGAGTTTTCATCTTTTCAGATTGTGTGTCTGCAAGGTCTTCGCAAACTTCTTCTAAGATTTTGTCTTTACGATATTCGTTAAGTTCACTTGTAACTTGAACGTTATCATCAATTTGAGAGTTCAATTTTCCTTCAAGTTCTTCCACCTTATCGTACAGGCTTTCAACGATGTCAACTTTTTCGTCTGGAACTTCGATATAATGTTCAGTAAAGAGATTTTTAAGTCCGCCTATGAACTCTTCAGTAAGTTCACTTTTCAATGAACTATCGAGTGCAATTTCGTTCTCTTTCATCCACTCTTCAACTACGTAGTTGAGATAACCATCGACTTTTTCAGTCAATTCGTCACGGAATGAAACAATCTCTTCTTGAAGATTGGTTTGATACTCTTTTTCGAGTTCATCAATCTTTACGGTTGCAATTTCCATTACCTTCTGGTGAACTGCGGCTTCAAAGATAGTAGAAGCTTTAGTCTTAAACTCTTCTGAGAGTTCTTCTCCTTCAACCAATGCATCAATATCTTCTTTAACATTGATTTCAGGCATGGAAATTTTCATTTTCTTTTTCTTTTTACCAACTTCATCTTTTTCTGGATCAGAATCATCTGGTGTTGGGCCCCCAAGATCTTCTGCTTCTGCAACATCCATAAGATTTTTCCATTTTGCAGAAACTTCTTCTTTCTTCAGACCATTGACTTTATCGAAAAGGGCTTTGATCATAGCAGATTTAGTAGAAGGAACTTTAACTTCCTCTTTCTTTACCTGTTCATCTTCCTCTTCTTCGTCATCGTCATCTTTTTCGTCATCTTCGTCACCTTCTTCATCGTCATCTTCTTTGACTTTTGC